ACAGAAACCAGTTTTATTAATATCGAAGATGTTAACAGATTTCCATTATGAAAAAACCATAGTCGATCTTTTCCTTGGCTCCGGCAGCACCCTAATAGCCTGCCAAAAGACAAACCGCAAATGTTTTGGAATGGAAATTGACGAGCATTATTGCGATGTAATTATAAAGAGATGGGAAGACTACACAGGAGATACAGCAATCCTTAATGATAAAAGTGATACATAAAACATGGCAACCACGATAAAACAAATAGAGACAGCACTTAGAGCAACAGGGGGCTTTGTATCTCAGGCCGCAAAGAAGTTGGGTATATCCCAAAGTGCTGTGTCAAATAGGTTGGCAAAAAGCGAATATTTAAGGAAAATACGGGAAGAAATAGAAGAATCCTATCTTGACCTTGCAGAATCAAAACTGATCAAAAAAATAAATAATGATGAAAGTGGGCCAATATTCTTTTATCTTAAATGTAAAGGTAAAAAACGGGGATATATTGAGAACCATAATTTAGAGGTAACAACAAAGGACGGCGCAGCATTGCAGCCGATTATCAATGTCACAACTACCGGAAATAAACCTTGAGATCCATGCGAAACAAACAATCGCATACGAGAGCCAGGCAACCGAAATACTCTATGGTGGGGCTGCCGGTGGTGGTAAATCCCATCTTATGCGAGCGGCTGCCATTATCTGGTGCAGCATGGTCGCAGGGCTTCAGGTCTATCTTTTCCGAAAAGTTACGAAAGACCTTGTTAAAAATCATATCGAGGGGCCAAATGGTTTCCGGAACTTACTTTCTCCATGGACTAAAACCGGATTTACTCAAATCGTTGATAGAGAAATTAGATTCTGGAATGGCAGTAAAATATATTTATGTCATTGCGAGCATGATAAAAATATGTATGATTTCGATGGTGCGGAGATCCATCTTTTACTCATGGATGAACTCACGCATTTTAAAGAAAAAGTATATAGATTTCTCAGGGGTAGGGTCAGAGCGGTTGGCCTTCCTGAACTACCGGCACACCTCAAGGGTCTTTTTCCACGCATTATTTGCGGCACAAACCCTGGGAATATCGGTCATTTATGGGTTAAAAAGACTTTTATTGATGATTGTAAACCCTTTCAGATCCGCAGTATGGAAGATTCAGAGGGTGGTATGCTCCGGCAATTCATTCCGGCCCTTTTGGATGATAACCCGTCTATGCTTAAAGATGATCCGAGCTACCGGGCGAAACTTAAAGGATTGGGCAGCAAGGCACTTGTCAGGGCTAAACTGGAAGGCGATTGGAATGTTGTCGAGGGGGCATATTTTGATAATTGGTCAGATAGAAATATTATTGAACCATTTAGGATTCCTGCCGGTTGGACAAAATTTAGGTCGTTCGATTGGGGATCAGCAAAACCGTTTGCGGCTGATTGGTACGCTGTTTCAAATGGATACCAGACAAAACATGGCATATACATTCCAAATGGTGCCTTGGTCAAATATCGAGAGTGGTATGGCTGCCGGAAAGACAAACAGGATGTGGGGTTAAAAATGACGGTTGAACAGGTTGCACAGGGTATCAATGAAAGATCAGGTAATGAAAAATATGCCTATTCTGTTGCTGACCCTGCTATATTTGCAGAAGACGGTGGGCCGTCAATGGCTTTCCGGTTTGGTGCAAAGGGTGTATATTTTAACCGGGCTGATAATAAGCGAGTCCCGAAAGTCGGTGCTGTAGGTGGTTGGGATCAAATGAGATCAAGGCTTGACGGTATTGACGGTGTGCCGATGTTATTCTTTTTTGATACCTGTTTTGATTCGATCCGAACAATCCCGGCTTTGCAGCATGATACTAATAACCCGGAAGACCTTGATACCAAGATGGAAGACCATTTAGGAGATAGCTGTAGATATGCCTGTATGTCAAAACCTTGGGCCGCACCAGAGCCAGATGAGGAAACCGATATACCCACAGATCGATATATGATGGATGACTATGAAGAAGAGGAGCAAGGAGTATGGCGAACCGTATAACACAAACGAGCGACACTGAATTAAATACCGTCCTGGGGTTTGCTGATGAATATTTAGAGGCAACGGATACCGCAAGAGCATTAAGCGAAAAATGCCGGGATTATTTTGATGGCTACCAATGGACAGAAAAAGAAAAGCGGAAACTAAAAGGCCGTCCATGTGTTACCAACAACCGGATAAAGCCAAAGGTTCAATTTTTAAAGGGCATGGAAACACAGAACCGGGCAGATCCAAGGGCGTTACCACGAGAGCCGAACGACGATAAATCGGGCGAGGTTTCAACGGATGCCTTGAGATATGTTGAAGAAAACAACTCATCTGATCAGGAGTTTTCAGACGGTTTTCAAGAGTATCTTATCGAAGGTGTAGAGGGCCACGAGGTTATAGTTGAAGGCAAACGGGGCAAACTTGAGGTCAAGCACAATGGGCTTTCCTGGGATCGTTTGTTTTATGATCCTCATTCAAGAAAAAAAGATTTTTCAGATGCCAGGTATAAAGGCACCTTGCAATGGATGGATGAGCAAGAAGCAAGAGATAACCCGGCTTTTCAGGATGCACCAGAGGACTTTTTCACCTTTTCTGAAAGCGAGATAACATCTTCAGATACTTTTGAAGATAAACCACTTTTCTTTATAGATAAAGACCGGAAACGTATAAGGGTTTTTTATTGTTATTTTCTAAAAAAGAATGTTTGGCAGTTTTGTATTTTTAGTGGCGGCGGCTTTGCTATCCGTCCAACAGAATCACCATATTTAGATGAGGATGGCGAACCAGAGCCACAATTTATTTTTCAATCAGCTTTTGTTGATCGTCATGGCAACCGCTATGGCGAAGTTGCCAGTTATCTTGATATGCAGGATGAAGTGAACCACAGGCATTCTAAATTCTTACATATGATTTCAGTGCGGCAGACCTGGGGTAGCCAGGGGGCTGTTCCAGATGTTGCGGCTCACAAAAGAGAACTTGCCAAAGCAGATGGTCATGTTGAGTTCAACCTGGGTAAATGGGGTGAAAACTTTGGTATCCTGCCTACAAACGACATGGCAAACGGTCAGGCTTTACTTTTACAGGAAGCTAAACAGGCCATTGATCAACAGGGCGTTAATGCTGTTATGCAAGGTGATCTACCTTCAGGGTCGTTATCCGGCAAGGCCGTGCAGAGTTTACAGCAGGGCGGTGTAGTTGGATTGGGGTCTTTATTCGATGGCCACAAGGCTTGCCGTTTAAGAGTTTACAGAACGATGTTTAACCGGATAAAACAATTTTGGACAGAGGAAAGGTGGGTGCGTGTCCTGGGCGATGATTCCAAACTTAAATGGACCGGAATTAACCAGGAAGTTACCTTGCGAGATAAAATCATTGAGGAGTTTGGCGGCTTACCGCAACAGTTTGAGAATGATCCAAGATTAGATTTTGTTGTTGAGATTGCAAATCCGGTCAATGAACTTGATGTTGACATTTTAATGGACGAGGCTGCAGATACTTTAAGCCTGCAGCATGAGCAATTCGATCTTTTAGTTAAAATGTACCAGGCAAACCCACAAGCAGTACCTTTTCAATTGGTTATTAAGGCAAGTCAGCTTAGAAATAAGGACGAGTTAATCAAAATGATTGAGGGTGGCGATGACAAACAAAAAGAGGCATTGGCACAGGCAAGGCAGCAAGAAGAACAGGAACAGAAACAACTTATTAAAATGGCAACACAGGCAAAGATTCAAGTGGATGAGTCAACTGCTCAGAAGAATGCTGCTTCAGCAAATAAGATGAACCAGGAGAGCAAGAACATAATTATAGACACAGCTCTAGATATCCAAGATAGAACAGATTTCAATGAGGCAGCAATGGGGTTATAATGCCACTATTAGATTTAGCACAGAATTTAATATCTGATAATGCAACGTCTTTCAGGAAACCAGATTCCTTGATTGACATTGCAAACAGTTTAAAAGGCAAGTTTCTAAAAGATTCTGTTATGGAACCGGGTTTCCTTGCAAGCCTGCTGGCAAAAGAAGGATCTGGTATTGATTATGACAATATTTCCAGTTTAGCCGGCGGCAGGTTGCGGCAGATGGTTGTTGACCCGTTGAGGGCATACGGCAGGGCGGCAGAAAGAAGGTTGGGCGAGGGGTGGGAGTCCTGAGATGTTTAGAGACGAGTTCACAGCGAATCGAGCAAGGCTTAGTTTTTTGGAAAATAATTATCCGAATGTGAACAAAGCAGTTGATAAATTTGATGAGGGTGTGAACAAAATATTAGATTCAACTGATGACATGGACTTTGCAACTCGTAAAATAAATGAATTAGAGGTCAAGTTAAAAGAAGATTATCCAGAATGGGCAGAGACAAGGGATATCTTAAAAAAAATCAGAGGTAAAGACGAAACCGGGTTCAAACAATACCAAAACCTACTCGGAGAGAGGGAAGCAAGAGACACAGCAGCCAGAATGGATTTAACTTTAGCAGAGCGAGCGAATAAACTCCCTGACTTTGGTGATGGGGCGACAGTAAGATAAGGAAAACCATGGAAACAATCCAACCAGAAACAGCGATTTACAAGACTCATGAGGCGATCATTAACGAGTTCCTGAAGATCAATGGCGTTGAGAAAATCAGGCTTTTAAAAGATCGAGGGAATTTAACCCTGGACATGACAAACAATAAGACCGGGAAGGCGTTAAGGTGCTTTTCCTTTCCGATCAGGCAGGACTTGCATATCAATGTCAAGGGTGCGCCTTTTGACGAATATGGGTATGATTTGATGGATTTGGAAAATCCGGAGATTATGGTGCAGGCCGGGATAAAAAAAGCGGAGTTATTTTTTAAATGAACTGGGCATTTAAAATTATAAAAGACCTTTGCGCCAGGAAATTCTATGGTAAAATTATTATTTCCTTTGAAAAAGGCAAAATAAAGTTTATAACTTTAAATGAAACTATAAAACCGTAAAACCATGCTGAAAGGAAAAACCTATGCATAGATTTAAAACTTTTTTAAAAGCACAAGACAAAAAAACAAGACAAAAAAACAAAAGAACTTAACGGATTTGGGTTCACATTCAATCAAGAAAACCATCCACCACACAGGGTTGCTTTTGAAATGGAAGATGGAATGACAACGAAAGAAATAGGCGAGAAATGTATTAAAATTGGTTTGGGTCTTGTTTGTTATGAGAACAGTGGCAGGAAAAAACTTAAAAAATTATTGTTTGATCTTGAAAATGAAAAAAACCATGAACACAAGAAAGAAATTGAATCAGATGTTTCAGACCATACTTTAAAAATGGGTGAAAGGGGCAAAGTCTGGTTAAAAAATCTTGACGAGAACAAGGCAACATTTGCTAAAAATAAAAAAGATTTCTGGAAAGAATATAAAAATTTTAAAGATCAAATGAGTGGATTAAGAAAGGCGGCAAATAAATTAATGGGAACTCTTGATAATGTTTTAGAATCGTCAGACCCTTATCCTGAATGGGCTGGTATAGATAAATCTTATTATCATAAAAAGCTAATGGATTGTATAGATGAGAGCATTCAACAAGCATGGTGGTTTAAAGCTATGTCACATGATATGGTAATAAAGCTATTTTGATTTAAAATGTAGTACAACATAAGTACCAAAACAATTGGGCTAAGTGAGAGATTCAGATCTCTTGTTTAGCCTTTTTTTATTAACCGCCGCCGGGATTGGGCGAAAGCAAGGAGTTATACATGAAAACAGTAAAAACAGTGGAAACGGTAGAAGAAACGCCGCAGGTTGATGGTATGGAGCAAAACATTGAGGATGGCTTTGACGTTGATCCTTTGTCAGATGTTTTTCAGAATGAGGATAATCTTGATGCAAAAGAAGAACCAGCACCGAAGGTTGAAGAAAAGCCGGAGACTATAGTCGATGCTCCGAAGGTCGAAACTCCGAAGGTCGAAACCGCCGAAGAACTGGCAGCAAAGATCAAGGGGTTGAACCAGGCACTTGTCGCAGAGCGAGAAAAAAAGAGAGAGGCACAGCAGAGGGTTTATGATTTAACGTCAACTAAAAGGCAGGAAACTCAACAGACCGAGAAGCCTGAGTTTGATTGGCAGAACCCTGAAAAAACAATCGAAAGAGCAAAAAACGAGATCCGGCAGGAGTCAGACGTTCGGTTTTTGAATTTGAGCGAGTCACAATGTAAAGGCAGGCATGAGGATTACAGCGAAAAATATCAAGTCTTTGAAGGGTTGGCAAGTTCAAATCCTTCTCTTGTTAATACCATGCTACAGCAGTCAGATCCGGCAGAGTGGGCGTATCAGCAAGCCTCAAATCATCTTTCCATGCAAGAATTTGGGAATGATCCGGCTGCATATAAAGAGAAATTAACGGCTGAAATTACAGCGAATGTTATGGCTGGAATAGAGGCCGGTAAATTGGCAAAAATCGAAAATAAAATAAAATCGGTAACAAATCTGCCGCCGTCCGCAAACTCTTTGCGAGGCAAAACGGATCAAAATCCAGGTCCAGTGGTCTTGGATGATCCTTTGGGTAGCATTTTTGGAGAACGGTAAGAAAATAGGAGTCTAAAATGGCTACAACATCTACCCCGTCAAGACTGCAAGTCACACAATGGCTACAGCAGTTTTACACGGAATATGTCAGGAAAAACCGATTCAATAAATACATGGGCCGGTCAATGAACAATATCATCCAGATGCAGGAAGACTTGAGCAAGAAAAAGGGCCATCAGGTCGTTTTTTCTCTTGTTAATGCTCTTGCAGGCCAGGGAGTTATAGGAAGTGATACCCTGGAAGGTGCAGAGGAAGAATTGAAATCAGACGGTTTTAATGTCGCTGTACAGTACATCAGAAACGCTGTTGCGGTTGATGATGAAGAAAACGACAAGGGCTTGATTGATTATCTAAGAGCTGCAAAACCGATGCTGCAAAAATGGTTGATGGAACGAACCAGAGACCATATCATAACTGCCATGATGAGCATGGGGGGCAAAGCGTATCTTGCATCCCAGATCGTTAAAAACCCTGTTTATACAGCGGTTGCAACACAAGCAGAACGTGACACATGGTTAGCGGCAAATAGTGACAGGGTACTTTTCGGGGCGGCAAAGTCAAACAATGCTGCCAATGATCATTCTGCCTGTCTTTCAAATCTTGATAATGCAACTGATAAACTGTCAACAACAATCGTTGGCTTGGCAAAGAGAATGGCACAAACCGCAGATCCGGCACTTACTCCGGTAACTGTGAACGATGAACAGGAATGGTATGTTTGTTTCTGTAATTCCAATTCATTCAGGGACCTGAAGGCTGATACAGTGCTTACACAGGCAAATCGTGAGGCCAGAGTAAGGGCTATGAAAAAAAACCCAATTTTTACCGATGGTGATGAGGTTTATAATGGGGTCATCTATCGTGAAGTACCGGAAATTGATAATCTTGGTGCATACGGTGCGTCAAATATCCAGGTGGGCGTAAACTTCCTTTGCGGATTGCAGGCGGTTGGTTTTGCTATTGCTCGGAGACCTTTTCCGATTAGAGACACCAGGGACTATGGTTTTGTTAAGGGTGTAGGAATTGCGGAAAGGCGTGGTATTGCTAAACTTCAGTTTAAAGATCCTTCTGATGCCAGTAAACTCAAAGATCATGGCGTATTTACTATTTATACTCCTTCTGTCGATGACGTTTAACGGATAATTAACATTTTAAAGCCTCTCTATAAACGGGAGACTATAATATGAGGATGGTAAAATGAAACAATTTAAACTTTTTGGAATTTTGGCGATCAGCTTTCTTATGATTGCCGCCTTTGTACCTACTTACGCTTTTGCAACTGCTGACACGTTGACAGGGACAAGAGCAGCCGCAGGCTTCCCGGTGTACGGCAGAGGGCAAGCTGGTAATCTTAAAACAGCATGGGGAACGTATGATGTTGCTGCAAACTTTGAGGTTGATGATATTATACAGCTTTGCCGGGTGCCTGCCGGTGCAACGGTTATCGGTGGGTGGTTTTACGCAGACGATCTTGATCTTGGCACCACAGCGGAAACACTTGATTTGAATATCGGGTGGCCTTCCAATGGCGTTGATGCTGCTGATGCAGACGGATTTTTAAATCCAGGAGTATTGACAGGCGATGCCGTAACTGGCATTAAACCTGAGACCGGGACTTCCATGCCTCTTGGTGGCGTGCTTCTCCTGAATGGTAAACAAACATTTGCAGCGGAAACGGTAATCCAGGTTTCAGCGGTTGCGGTGGCAGAAACTTTTTCTGCCGGGACAATTGGTATAATCGTTCATTATTCAATGGACTAAAATATAAACCTTAACGCCCCGGAACAACCGGGGTAAGGATTAAAAAATTATGAAAGTAACGTATCTGGGCAATAAAAGTAACATGATTCTTTTTGGTTATGATTTTACAAAAACCAAAACGGTTGACGTGGATGACAAGGATAAAAATGCGGTCACAAAGTTTGAAGGCAGCAGATTCTTTTATGTTGAGTCTGACAACAACTTTTCTGCCCAAAAATTCTGTGTTTTTCCGATCAAAAAAGTAGTCACAGGAAGCAGCTTCAAGAAAATAATTGAAAATGTTATGGTTAAAGGATTTGATACAATCGAGGCCGCTAAAATTTGGATCAAATCACATGGCAAATTAGACCTGACCCATGTTATTAAAGAGCTTGACGAGGCTATTGCTGATATACCAATAAAGGCGAAGAAGTCGCCAAGAGAGCCTATTTTTGGAGCTTTTAAGCTGAAGGTTGACGGTACTCTATATACAAAACCTGAAAAGGCGTTCAATTCCAAAAAAGCTGCTGAACAGTGGATGATTGATCAGGGAAAAACCGAAGGCTATAAAATAATGGTGAAATAAATGTCAAAGACCATTGCAGAAATTGCAGTATCAGTATTAAAAGAGTTGGGCCGTTTACCTGACGGTCAGACGGCACCAGCTTCACAAACTCAGATTGTCAAAGATGCTTATTCAGGGTTATATCAGGAGCTTTTGAATGATTCTCTTGTCAATTGGAGTTCAACAGACAGCATCCCTGAGTTTGCCACAGATTCTATCATTATGATGCTTTCTGGCAGGACAGCCGGAAGATTTGGTGTACCCAATCAATGGCGTTCAATTGATGAACAGATGAGATTTAAACTGTCTCAGCAGGTTTCTACTCCCTGGGTAACTCAACCAATAGATTTCGAGGATTTTTGATCATGGAATTTGGGCACGCAATAGAACCGGGCCAGATAATTGTCAAAGATCACCACGTTTTGAGGACATTACTTGAGAGGCAATATCATCCTCTACTCGTTCAGATTGAATGTGATTTAGCCAAACAGCATGGTTGTGTTATCACTTCAGCATACCGAGAGAATGATGAAGGGGTACATGGTCACATGAGGGGCATGGATAATCGCTCATGGTGTTATCTGTTAAAAAGTCATGGCATTACAGACGAGATCAACCGGCGCTGGGAATATGATCATACCCGGAAAAATATGCAATGTTCTATTATTCATGAGGTAAACAGGGGCGGTTCTCATATCCACAACCAGGTGCATCCAAATACAAGGAGAAGAAATTTTTAATGT